TAATGCAAGACCAACGCTTCTCCGTCACAAGACGGTCAACAAACATCTGGCGTGAGTATATGAACTACTTATGGGACACAGACAAGACTGGTAAGAACTTAAACAAACCAGAAAAGGGTTTTGACCACAGCTTAGACGGCATTAGATACTTTATGCAGCTTCACTTAAAGAACGCCAATCAAACAGACGTGTCAGAGTTCTATGAAAGACTACGATATAAGAAGCGAGGCACAGAGAAAGGAATCAAAGCCGGACTACGATAGTTGTCCCCACTAGCTACTTGACGTGATATAATATACCAAACACTATGCAAATCTTTTCCTTTGTAGAGAGCGAGAAACAATTTTATGAGCAACGTCACATCCCTTTAATCGCTGGGGATGATTATAGTCAATATCAACTAATCAGAGCAATCAACTTCGCTAGACGATCACGCTACATCGACGACAACGCCAAGGATGACATCATTGGCGATTTTCCGTACGACAATATCTCTAAGTATCGTATCCGACTAGAAGCCAGGTCAACAGACTTCGACTTTAAATCTATTGAAGTAGAGCCAGTAGATACCTCAGACGAGGCTCGTATCTCTGCCCTGGTAGCCACTAAAGCCTTGCACAAGAAGATGCGTACAATGAAGTTTGGCAAGACATTAAATCGCTTTGCTGATATCCGGCCTGAGTATGGTGCTGTTCTGTTCAAGAAACTGCCTGACAATGTCACTATCACACCATGGGAGAATGTCGTCACTGACATGACTGACATCATCAACTCGCCTATTATTGAACGTCACTACTATGCACCAGCTCAACTAAAGAAGACTGGATATGACAATGTAGACGACATCATTATAAACGCTGCTGAAAAGACACGTTCTAAAGACATGAAAGAAGCGTCTAACAATGAAGCTGAAACTATTGGTCGCTTTATTGAAGTGATAGAAGTAACTGGTGAGCTATCACGAGCTTCATTACTAGAAGCCCAGGGTAAAGAATGGACAGATGAAGATAAGAAAGAGTTTGTACTTTCTCACATCATGTTTGCTCCGGAAGGAAAAGACAAAGATGGGAAACCTAAAGGCACTATTCTAAAGGCCGACGAGATGTCTGAGGCAGATTATCCATACAAGCTAGATATTCGACACCCAGTAGTAGGTCGTGGTATGGGAGAAGGTATTCCAGAGGAACTATCAGAGCACCAACGATGGCATAACTTCTACAAGACAGAAGAAGCTAGAGCTGTTGCTATTGGTGGCAAGGTATTGTTTGTCACAGACGATGGCTCAGTAGTAGACTCTATCTATGACGATGGCATTGACCACGGTACTATCATGCAGGTGGGCGAAGGTAAAGAGTTTCGACAACTTACTACCATGCCTACTAGCGTTCCGGTCTACCAAAACATCCGAGCCGACTGGGACACTAGTGCTGACAAAAACACTAACTCATTTGGTGCTGTCTTAGGTGAAGAACAAACCAGCGGTACTCCTTTCCGAGCGCAGTACATGCAAAACATCGCTGGTACATCACAGTTCCAACGTGAGCATGAGGACATGGGCTTCTGTATTGCTGAGATTGTAGAGGACTGGATACTACAAGATGCACTAGACGAAGCGGCTAAGGACGACATGATTGACGATGTCTTCTCTAAAGCAGAACTACAGCTCGTCGATGAGGTGATTGTAGAAGCAGAAGTACTTGAAGCAGTTGTACAAGCCTCTCTCAGTGGCACTGTATTGGCTCCAGAGGAGTTAGACTTAGTTCGTAATGCTATTAAGGGTAAACTAGCCAAACGAGGGGCTAGACGCAAGATTACTGATATCAAGAAATTCATCAAAAACGCTGGTAAGAAAGTAGTCATCCACACCACAGACGAACAACGCTCTAAGCAAGTTCTGTACGAGTCACTATCTAACGCTATTAACATGGCCAAGGGTATTGATAAAACTGACCCAGCTCAACTAGCGATGAGAGACATGGTACTTGACCAAATGGGTATCACACCACAACAACTAGCCCAGTACGCTGAGCAAGCTATGGCGTTCGCTGAACAACTACAACCAGCACAGGGAAGTGGAGCGGTAAACTTTAAGCAAGACGCAGCCCAAGAAGAACTTAACCCTGTAGCAGCTGCCTAATATGGAATTTACCGAGCACGAAGTATCAGTGATGAAAGTACTAGCCGAAGTAGAAACTTTTGCTTTACTGACAAAGATATTTGTCGACATGCCTACAGCTAACTTAGCCGAATTAGACAAGAACATTGTCGCTCTATCTGACGCTGAATACGGACAACTAATGAAAGTAAAGTACCTAAGAGAGAAAGATAATAAATCACGACTAGAATTTATTATCAAAGCTACCAAAACTAGAAACACCACGAGCACAGGTGCTATTGCACCAAAGTAACGTGGTATAATAGTGGTACATGACACTAAAGTCTATAAAAAGATTATAAAAGGACTAAACCTATAAAAGATTATGGAAGAAGAGCAAACAGACGCAACTAACGAAAAAACTTATGAGAACACTGACGAAGCTGAAACTGAAGAGACAGCACAAGGTGAGGACGATGGCGCAGATTCAGACCGAACCTACACCAAAGCCGAACTTGACCAACAGCTCAAAGACCGAGACAAGCGTTGGAAAGACCGTCTTAAAAGCAGTAAAGAAAGTACTAAAGAAACTAAAGAAGTAAGTTCAGATGAACGGTATGACCGTTTGGAACTAAAAGCGGAAGGAATAAAGGATAAAAAAGCCCAAGACGTAGTCCTAGAGTATATCGCTGAAAAGAAAGTACTCGGAAAGACAGTGGATATAGAAACAGCCCTTAAATCAGTAGCAGTCAAAGAGGCTCTACAAGAGATACGGACTAAGAATATACCACCACCTTCTACTAGAACTACAGGAGGAGCATCAGACAGTCTTGATTACTGGATAAGGGAAACTAAGAAAGGCAACTTTCCTACAGACCCAGCCATCCGTAAACAAATTCGTTCGATGAAGGTCTTCTAAATCTTAGGCATGAGCGGGTTATATATTTAATTTAACCCAAAATGACCAACGTATTTAACAGTGACGTACACAAGCAGTTTTACATGACTGGTGTACAAGACGAAAACCGAGATGCTTTACCAATGCGCTATGTATCTGATATCCAGACTGAAAATGCTGAATATCTATACAACCGTTATGGTGCAGACCTCGTAGCACAAAACTCTACTGACTCAACTTATTTGACACCAGGGTTTACATACTCTGCTGACAGTAAGCTAATCAACCTAGAGGCTATCTCTGCAGATCGTATCTCAGAAAAGGAAATGTCACGTCAAGGATTTGACATTGTAGCTGACCGAACTAACAAGCATGCTTACGCTATCAAGCAAGCTGTTCACCGAAACGCTGCACGAGTTACACGACTTGGAGCTGGTAGTATCTTAGACAACGAAGTATTGGCTGGTAACACATCAGCTCGTACACCGATTGCTGTTTCTTCTACAAACGCAGACGACATTGCTGCTACAGTTACACAACTCTTGCAAGAAGGTAATGCTTTTGGCTCTGGAAACCCATACATTATGATGAGTCCAAAGCAAGCAAAGTTCTTTAACTTGTTCTCAATGGGAGCTGGATTTAGCTTTGCAGACCGAGCATTGGAAAAAGGCATGTTTATGCTAGGCGGTGGAGAAAGAATTATCCGAGGAGCTGCTGGATTTGGTGGTCTTGACGTAATCGTAACTAACGAAACTCCACGAGTTGCACGTTATGTACTTGCGGCAAACCTAACTGCTGCTGATACCCTCACCATCAACGGTGTTGTACTATCAGTTGTAGCAACACCGGCTGCTGCTGGAGCTGTAGATCTTGGAGGTTCTGCTGAAGCAACTATCGACAACATCGTAGCTGCTGTCAACAACTCTCTAGGATTTGCTGCTGGCGTAGGAGCTGCTGACTCATACTTTGAGCTTTCAGCTGCTAACCGAACTATCTTCACAAACGCTGGTATTACTGCCCGAAAGGTGTCAGCTACTACTATCGAAGTAGATGGTTTTGCTACTCTTACAGTTGCAGAAGCTGGCGCACAGTCAACTTGGAGTGCTGTATCAGACGTAATGCTTGCTGGAGCCTACAACTCAACTACTATCGCACTACCTGCGGCTGGTATGACAGTAAAGGAAAAGGAAGTACCATTGTTTAACGGTATCGAAATCATGGTTGCTCAGCAACACGATGCAGTTATCTGGACAAAGGACGCACCGAAGATTGTACAAATCCTCTGCGCTGCCTAACCAAAGAAACATTAACCCCAATTATGGGGTTTTTGTTGGAGGTGCTCCGCTCTGTGCCTCCTACAAAGCCCCTATAAAACATTATGTCATCAACATTAAACACCCCAGCCGAATTATTTGAACACTTGAAGTTCATTACCGGACAAGATAATCTTAGTGCTGTTAATGGTACAAGACTATTTAAGTACGCCCTCAATGATTACTCAATGATAGCGATGGACTCAGACGGGGTGCAAAAGTTTGACGATAGAAACCACGTTGATGCTAGTGGAAACCCTACCTACCCAATCTCTACCTCAACCGTATCTGCTGCAAACCCAAAGATTGCACTTGATAAGTCATTTTTGCAATTAGATAGAGTCACAGTCACCCTCTCAAACGGCACAGAACGCCCACTACACGCTATAGACCGTCGAGACTATAAAGACACCACACTGGAAGTACAGTTTGGTACAGGCGTTCCTACGCACTACGATATAGACGGTAACGGCTTAGCTGTTTATCCAGTACCAAACGGCACTTACACAACTACCGTCTACTACACACGAGCAGCTAAGATAATTGATGTAACTGACAATACTACAGATGTAGGTATTCCACTTACCCACCACTTTTACTTGATACTGCACTGTGCTCGCCAACTTGGTTATCGAACAATCGACGCTAACCGCACAGACGTAGCTGGTGAACTAATTAAATGGGAAGGTGCAGAGTCTGGTGGTCGTATCTCAGGCGGAAAGATACGCCACTACTACGCTACCCGTGACGAAGACCGACCAAAACGGATGAGAGTAAAGAATTTATCAACTAGAACATTTAACCGAATAAATACATAATATGTCCAGGTTTTACACAAAAGGATTAGAGAACGCATTACGAGCTGTGACAGGTGTGGCTGTAGCCCCAACAGGGACACTACGAGGAGCTTTTATGTCCACAGCCTACGTTCAAAACCCAGAGACACATCAGTTTTATTCCGATGTGTCTGCTAACGTAGCCGCAGGAACAACTGTTAGGACTATCGCTGGTATAGTTATCCGAGTAGACACAGTAAATGACCGCATCGAGATTGACTTTAACGACCCAACCGAGACTCCCGTTACCGCCTCCACCAACCAATTCCTCCTGTACATGGACACAGGTGTAGCATCTACATCCCCCCTAATTGTAGTTGGAGCTTTATCACAAACACTATCACCAGTAGCCGGAA